CATTTGGATCAATGCCTAAGTTTTTTAATCTTTGCTCTAAAGCATTTGCAGAAAATTCTACTGCTTTGTTATTAGCAATCGCTCCCTTTTTTTTAAAAAGGGCTTTTGCTATAAAGTTTCTGATAACTGTTGCTGCCATTAGTTTTTTCTACCTCTAATTGGTCCATCTCTTTTTAATCTGTCTTCTTGTAATATCTCTGCTCGCTTCATAGGATTCTTGACACCCTTAACTAATTTTCTTTGACGACCTGGTGCACCTCTAAATCTTGATCGAATATCAGGTAATCCTTCGTATTTTTTTGCTAAGTTTTTAGAATCTTTAAATAATTTTGATTGTAGTTTTTTGTTTGCATCTAATTCAGATTCTATATCCATTTTACGTCTACCTGTATATCCAGGGTTTGATTTAATTGCTTTCATTGTTTTTTCATATTCTTGAACAGCTGGCTTATTCAAAGCTTTTTTGATGTTCATCATTTTTCGATATTTTAAACCAAACGCAAGAGTATCTTTTTTATCAATTTTTTCTATTTTCTTTTTAGCTTTAAGTCCTGCTTTACCCGTTTTGTTAGCACCTTTAGCTAGAGCCACTGCTCCTTTTATACCAGTGCCAACTCCGTATTTTTGTCTTTTAAACATTAGTAATAATTCCTTTTACGTTGGCCGACTTTTTCATCGACATAATCTTCAGGGTGTCCGATCAGACCGCCCTGTCTGAATCGCATGATGGCTTGTGTAGTTGAATCGACCAAGTCATCATGATCACCATAAGGAAACGCAGCACACTCTTCAATGACGTCATCTGCAAATTTCTGCTCAGGCGCCCATATCATACCAGATTCGAACAAAGGTGCAACCGCATTTACACGTGCATGCTTATCATTTCCTTTTGACGGGGTGAAGTTCACAACAGGTATATCCATGTTCCGTAGCTCATAGGTTAATGGCAAACCTGATGCTTTTGCTTCAACTATAACTGATTCTGGTTGCCAATATTTATATTGATCTAATGCCAAACGCCTTAGTTCAGGAAACTCATATCGTCCTTTTATAGCATCTAATAATATTAAATTAGCACCTGAATCTTCATCAGGATAAAATATTCCCCATGTAGTAATAGCTGAGTAATCCGCTGTCTCTTTTTTTAAAAACGCGGTGTCGTAAGATTGTATAACGTGATGTAGTTGTGGAATTGTTTCACCTGTATAAGTTCGCCACCATTCACGTTTTAAGATAGCTCCTTCTTCACTAGTTGGATTTTGCATCCACTGTGCATTCCATTTACCCGTGGGCAGTGTTGCTTGTACCTTTTCTAATTCATCTAGTTTCCAATACTCCGGCCATACAGGTTTGGGTTTTGATCCATGGTCCATGATTGCTGGAAACTCGACCACGTCCCACTGATCAGCTTTAGGTTCTTTTTGATTTTGTATCAACTTTCCTGTCAAATCTTTATTAGACCAACGTGTCATTACTAAAATAATTTTACCACCAGGTTGTAAACGTTGCCTAGGTCCTGATGTATACCATTCATAAGCAGACTCTAATGCTGTTGGTGACATTGCATCTTGTTCACTATGTGGATCATCTATAATTAATAAGTCCGCACCACGACCTGTGATCGCTCCACCAACACCAGCTGCAAAGTATTCACCGCCTTGTGCCGTTTCCCATCGTCCTGCTGCTTTACTATCTTCTTGTAATCTTGTTTTAAAAATTTTACCGTAGTCTTCACTATCAATTAGGTTCTTTGCTTTACGACCAAACCTCACCGCGAGTTCACCGGTGTGCGTTGCTTGAATGATCTTGAGTTTTGGATCACGGCCCACCATCCAAGCCGGAAGTAAGTATGAGGCAAACTCCGACTTAGTATGTCTCGGGGGCATGTTAACTATCAAACGATTTATTTCGCCTGTAGCCAATTTATTAAATTTTTCTGCAATGTGCCTGTGGTGGGACCCCTCTATAAAATCGGGCCACATACATTTGACAAAAGACAAGAAATCATCTTTAGCCTTGTTTTGTATTTTTTTTTCAGCATGCATTACTTGCAGCTGTTTATATTTCCTACGGACGTCTGCAGGTAGTTTACTTATATCTATATTATTCAATTCCATAAAATTTTTTAAAAAATTTTTTTCGCACCTTAAAGTGTTCAATATGTTTTTACCAGGTATAACTGTCTAAATCAAGCTATACAACCTAGAGTAGTGGGACCCCTTTTTACAAAAAGGGGGGACCCCGCACAACCTACAATTGATTTTTGGATTTAGTTTGGGACCCATGGCGGTTGTCAGTGTTAACCCGCCATGGGTAAGAGAGTTAATCTAGTAAGACCATGTAAGCCTCGGCGTTGTTTTTTCTAAACCAACCAATGTCCTTACGAACTTTGTCCCATAGTTTAGATGCACCGTCAAAACCTGCGGCTTTGTCCTCTAGTGTTGCTGCTAACTCGTTGATGAATATTCTATCATGAATGATAGACTCTTCTTTAGTTAGCATAATAGACTCACCTGTGAATCTATTCTTTCTTTCTTCTGTTTTATTGTCTGTATTTGTATTAGTCATATCTTGGATAATATAGGATAAGTCAAGCATTGTCAATAGCCTCAATTTTAATATTTGTATATGGGTCGCCTCGCCAATTAGTAGCCTTTTCTTTAACTACATTGATCGGAGTTTCCATAGCCTCGGTCCTTGGATGTAGTCTAATGAACTCTTCCCAATGTGCAAACGCAAAATCATTCCAACAACCTGTACTACAAAAGTGGGAATACTCGTTGTTTGCGTTCCAATTATTCTTCGCGATCTTTCTGGTCCTCAATACCTTAGAACCTTGGACACCTCTTATTCTATCCTGTGTATGTTTTGTATGGCACTTTGGACCATGACACCAATTATAGTCGCTCATTAGTGCCTCACTTTCCATGATGTTGTTGCTGTTCTATAACCATGACTATCTAAGTCGTAGTACACATAGTAAGGCACACCTTTTTTTGATGTTCCATATCTAGATTTTTCGTCATGCTTTCCTTGTCTTGTTATGTGTTTCTTATGCTTGTTTGCATAATAAGTTATGTAGAATGTTTTAGTCATATTTATTTCTCTCTTTCTGATTAGGGAGTTTATAGGAAACTCCCTAATTTGTCAAATGTTAATTTACACTTTGTTGTTCTCGCAATAGTTGTTTGGCTATTGCTATTTTTTCCTCTCTAGTTTGTTCAACCTCATCAGTTAAAAGATCAGCTAGATTAGTCGGACTATAAATAGATAATGCCATTGAACTACTTTCATTCAATACACTTTCATTTAGTACAACACCTAATTTATCAGCTAACTCTTTTGCTTGGTCAAAGTATCTGTAAGACTTTAATCCCATTCGTAGTTTTTCCATTTTTCTTTCAACGTTGGCAAATAGATTTTTGTGGGCAAGAATTACATTTTCCTGTGCCGACTTAAATTTATTAAACCACTCGTAGTCTTTAGTTTGGAATTGTCTACTATGACAATATGATGTTCCAATAACCCAAATCTTAAAGTCATTTTCCCATGCGTCTTTGTGATATAATTTATTACCACTCTCATCATTACGAGAACCAAAACCTAAATGATTTCTTATATTAGTTTCAGCTTTGTGGTAAGTTGGACTTCTCTCTTTACCACTATGATCTATTCTAACATCATAATCTGCGTCAAGTCCTTTTGCATTTAACTCATCACGATAGTAAGAAGTTAAAAAATCACAATCAGCATCAAACTTAACTTGCACCTCATCATAGACTTCTTTTGGATTTCCATTATAATCTTTGTCCATACGAGGTGTATCAGATTGAACATAGAAACAATTATCGTGGTGTAAATCCCCACCACTTTGATTGTACTTGCCTATCATTTTTCTGATTGTGTCTACATCTTCCTGTGGTTGATGAAATCTAACAAGGTCATTCATTTTAACTTTTGCCTGTTCTCTCATTAGATTATAGTTTGTTATTGCATCTTGATGTTGTTTCTTGTATTTTGAATTACTTTCAAAATGATCTTGAAAAACATCAGCAATAACTTTTCTCTTATCTGTGTTTAGTGTTTGTCTTTTTGTAGTCATGTTTTTTCCTTTCATAAATTATTTTTAAATTAGCACTTGACAATAGGATAGTCAAGGATTATATTGCATTTAGATTTATTGGTCATCGTGCCTAACTTTTCGTGGATAACTTTAATTCTAGGTGTTCCCACGTACCGATACTAGATAACGGCGGAACAGGGCTAATAAATTGGGACAACTTCTGGTTGTGTTGTACGTCACACCGCATCAATGCCGTCTTCGTGCAATGAACAGCCAGAACTGATCCCTGATCCAATTGCTCAAATGCAATAACGGGACAACTTCCCACAACCACGTGGAGAGTAATTGGATCTGGGATCAGATAAGATGGTCAGGATTTTATCGTAGTAGCGCTGACTCTGACTGGTAGGCGCTACTGATCCCTGGTCGTAGAAAGTAATTATGAGTAGAAGAGGATCGGAAAGTATTAGAGTTTTAATTAATCATTGGCGCTGGCTAGAGGCCAATGGCTACAAGCAACAAGCGGCAAGCTGCAAGCTTCAAGCGGCAAGCTTGACAAGAAAGAATTATAATGTTATAGGAGAATCAAGGAGAAAGAAATTATGCAAACAAAAGACGCTTTAAAAATTATCGGAGGCAGCCTAAGCAAACCGTCAAAGATGCCTGGCTGGTCAATAGGCTTACCTGCCAAGGAGTGCAAAACAGGCGGCAAGCTTCAGAAGGTCCCGGGCTCTGTTTGTTATGACTGTTATGCATTAAAAGGTTGTTATGTTTTTAAGGTTGTCCAGGATGCACAGTATCGAAGACTCAAGGCCATCAAAGACCCTAGCTGGGTCCAGGCAATGGCTCACCTGATCAACAGCAAAAAGCCCGATGTCTTCAGATGGCATGACAGCGGCGATGTCCAGGATCTGGACCACTTACAAAAAATTTATGAAGTATGCAGGGCAACGCCCAGCAAGAGACATTGGATGCCTACAAGAGAAGCCTGGATCAAGGACCATCTTCAGGATAAGCCAAACAATTTAGTCATACGATTTAGCGCGCCCATGGTTAACCAGCGGGCGCCTGCTTCGTGGCCTAACAGCTCAGAGGTTGTTGACTCAGGGGCCAGCTGTCCGGCTGCCAAACAAGATAACGAGTGCAGAGACTGCAGACAATGTTGGGATCCAAAAATTAAAACGGTATCATATGGAAAACACTAAAAACAAAGAAGAACTAATCGAAGAGCTGGAGGGTATATTGAAAGCAAACAAAGATAATATGTATTGTGATGAATACCAGCTGGCAGATATGATTAGAGAAGCATTAAAATTACATGAACTTTAAAAAATTCCCGCGTGGAATAAATTCGGATCAGGTCATTAGTAGTCCCGACAGTCGCGAAGTCGTTGACAGCGTGCATCCTGGTCCGGGCCTCAAGCTTCAAGCGCCAAGCTCCTGGAGCCACAAGCGGCAAGCGTCAAGCCCCAAGCACAAAGGCTCAAGCTTCAAGCCGCAAGCATCAAGCTCTCTGATCATTGATCCTGGAAAAAGTTTCACGGCACCCGAACCGAGGTGCTCAATGCAGATGAAAGTATTGTGTGGATGCTTCACATGGAAGGCAATTTGATGAGGTGAAAACTTCACCTTGTTACTCTTCGTGACTTTTAATTCGATAGTGAAAAAGTGGCCAAAACTATTATAAGCCAATAGATCGGGAGTACCGTGTAAGCTATTGTTTTCAAGTCGAATAAGAGAAATATCTTTAAAATGTTTCTTAACTTTTTGATATAATTTACGCTCTGGTCCCATATGTTTTTGGGGGTAACATTGTCATTCATTTAATAGTCCTTCTGAAGTTTATCTGGCAAGATAAGACTCGAAGGTTTCTCGGTTTTTAAAACTAATCTGTGAGCACTTTTACCTGGGTGTCCCACAATTGGAATGGTGTTTTCATGTACTTCCATTCTTCTGATCTGATACAACTTTCCATTTTTTTCTACGTAGATTTGTGCATTCTTTATTGCATCAGACCCTTTCGTAAACTGACTTAGAAATAATTGCAAGTCTTGTACTCTCATGAATCTTTTCGTTTTAACTTGTCTGTTAATTTCTGTATCACACTTTGATAACCTTGCAATAAGTTATTTGCAGATTCTAATTTTGAACTTAACAATCGTTGTTCCCATAATTGTTTCTTATGCAAATCTAATAAAAGTTTTAATCCCTCTACTTGTTGATTAAGATTGTCAACTTGTTTAGTTAAATCTAATTCTCCTCTGTCATCTTTCATATCTTGACTTTATAACAATGTTACCTTAAATTGTCAATATGGGTGTACCAAAAAGATTAACAGAAATGCAACAAAGATTCGCCGAGTTTTTAGTATTTGGTGGACCTGAAGGACCTATGACTCAAGGAGAAGCAGCTATAGCTGCTGGGTACAGCTCAAAGAGAGCTAGACAAGAAGGTTCAGAATTATGTAATCCTAGACTATCACCGCTTGTGGTGAAATACATAGGTCAACTAAAAGAAGAGAGACTTAGAAAACATGAAGTGACTTACGAAGGTCATGTTGCAGAACTTGCAAGACTCAGAGAAGCTGCTCTGAAGAAAGGTTCTTTCTCTTCTGCTGTAAATGCTGAAGCAAACCGAGGCAAGGCAGCAGGACTATACATAGACAGAAAAATA